GTAATCAATGATGTCACTCTTTCTAATCTTAGTTTTACTCAAGTAGAGTTCAATGAACTGCCCGATTTGATACGTTCGTTCAATCTTATAGATGTATCCTGCAATGTCTGCATATTTGCTACCATCATATAAAAAACTCTGAATCTTTAATGCTACATCAATTCTTATATCTGATCGTTTGCTTTCATAGTATTCGTTCGATGTAATGCTAAAGTTTATACCTATAACTTCTTTTGAGTTTTGAAGTTGATATGCCGAAGATCCAATTGAATTTTGAACCAAATCCATAGTTAGTAGTTTCAATCTAATGTTTGGTGAATTAGGATACATTTTCATCTGCTCCTTTTGTTAATGCAATCTGTCCTACCAACATATCAAATGTTTTAGGTAGTTCTTTTGCACTCCCATCATTCTTAAAGCCAAAAAACGTCTTCACATAAATTATAATCACTGTACTAACCATTGGATTTGATTCATCGTTTATATAAGAAGGATCAATCCCACAGCTCGTTAGGTATGCTTTACAACTACTAATATGAGTTGATAGTTCATCGTCAGCATATGATTCTGATTGGGGGATAAGTAATGCTTTTTTCACGATGTCTAATATTGCCATGAGATCAATCCTTTCTTAATTTAGTCTAGGCTACTATTATGCTGCAGCTTTCTTTTTGATGCGTAGGAATCCGTTGTAACCGACTACGTTACCACCAGTGAATACTGATGCTTTGTAGCTGATGATTCCATCTTTGAATTTGTAATCAGTTGATTTACCGATTTCAACTGGTGAGAATACAGGTACTTCATAATTTGTAAGTGCACCGTATGCAATCCCATACTCTCCAGCGGCTGTATTACTATCTGAGATAGCTTTACAGTTTGAGTTAATGATATAAGGGATACCATCGATCGTTTTGTTGACGTAATCAATTGTGTGTACTTTTCGACCTTCAGGTGTTTTCAATCCAGCAAATGCACGTAAGTCATTCTTATTCAAGATAAGTACTGCTCCACCTTCGACTTCTTCATCTCCACCATAAGCAAAGACAATATCATCAAGTGTTGAATCAGTGATTGCTTCAATTTCAAGTGGTGTAGTATCTGCAAGTGCTACAGCTGCATCACTAAAGATTCCTGTGAATGTATTGGTTGTTCCTGCACCACGTAAGATTTGTTCACTAATTTTCTTTTTCAATGAAATATTAATGTTACGTAACACTTCTGCTTGGTAAGGAATCGCTGGTAATTTTTCAAGTTCCTCTGTAATTTCTGTATAAGCAGTAATCTTCACTTTGGAAATTGTCAAATAACCAAATGCTGGTTCTGTTTCACTGTAAGGTTGTCCTTCAAGCGTAGTCCCAGCAATACCATTACTCTTAACAAATGATTTTTTATACGTTTCTCCACCGTTTAGGTTGATAACATTAACACGATCCACAAGTGTTGAAACTTGTCTAAATGGTAATGGATCTAATCCTGAAGCAGTGTGATCAGGTAGTAAGATTTCTTCACTTGATACTTGAATAACTCTTGATTCACGTAAACTAGCTCCACGTTGTTCTAGTTTTTCTTTGTCAATTTTAGTTCTGTTATCGATAACGATTGGCTTGATTTCTGTTTTACTAGCAATCGCCATTTTCTTATCAATAACACTTCTTTCTTCTTGAAGCTCAGTCGTTTCCGTTTCAAAAGCTTCTAGTTTGGTAATATCTGTTTCATTATCGACAAGACTTCTGATTTCAGTCAGTCTTGATTCGATTTCTTTACGTCTAAGTTCTAAATTCATTGTTTTTTCTCCTTTTAAATTTGTGATTTGATTTTGATACGTTTTTTGATAATACTTGCATTTTGTTCTTGCTCTGCTAACTCCATAGCCTTTAGTTCTAACTCCATAGATTCTAAAGAACGAGCGTATATACTAGTTGCATCATAAGCCGGAGTATCCACAACCGACACATCATACAATCGTTCTATCTTTGTAATAGTTCTTTTTGGAATTCTACCTTCACGGTTCCATACTTGTTCATCTACCGTAAAAGCAAAACTCATCTTATCCAACAACCCACTTCTTACCATTTTATAGATGTCCTGGTTTGTATTCGTATCTAATAATTCAGCTCGGACTTTTAGTCCTTGCGAATCAACTGATAATTGAAGGGACTGGTTTCTTGTTCTTGCTAAAATTAAAAAGGAGTCCATATGATTGTATTTCATAGGAACATCCTTCATCTTTGTTTCTGATAGTGCTCTTGAATCGATTTCTTCAATGAAACCATATTCTTCATCACCGATTAATGTTTCATTATTAAAGACTAGTGCATAGCCTTCTAATATCATCTTGTCATCTTCTTCATGAAGTGTGACATCTGCGAGTCTAGTTTCCTTTATCATTTTTTCTGGTCTCCACTTTCTTAGGTTTAGGTGTTACTTGTTTTTGATATTCATATTCAAGTTCTGAGTCTTTATAGAAAAGAGACTCGAGTTTTTCTTTTTTACAATAATCATCAATGATAATCGTTTTCTTCTTTTGTGTATCTAAGATAACCTTTAAGGCATCTTCTGATATCTTTCCATTAACTGTTATTTTCATCTATAGGTTCCTCCGTTCCAACTTGATATTGGTTTGCTTTATCTGCATCGACAAAGTTTAATGATTGTAGTCGTTTGTTTCCACCTTCAATAGGTTCTAATCCTAGAAGAGCTCTCGATTCATTAAGTGACATAATTCCAAGACTCATTAGTTTTTCAATCGCTGTTACTTTTGTATTCCATGAAGCATACTGTAATCTTTCACTATAGAAGATGATTTCTTCTCCACGTTCAAGTTGATTATCAGTTAGTAATCCTAAAGAAAAAGCCTCGCTAAGTTGAATAGCTAAAGGCTCGATCGTTGACTCGTAGAATGAGTTGTATTCATCTTCTGTATATTTGTTCGTAAAGATTGGAACTGATACTCCAAAGTAATCGAGGATCTTCGCTTGTAAGAACTCAAGCGTATCTTTATCAATCAGCTTTGGATCAACTTCTAAAGGAATGTATTCTGACTTCAAATCAATAGGTATAATTGAACTACCTTTTAAATTTACTGATTCGGATAATGCAGCATCAAATAATTCACGTTGCTTCTTCTTGTCTATTTCTGATAACATCCCATTCATCTTCAGGATACCTTTAATTTGCATGGATGATTTCACTGCATTATCGATTCCTTGAAGCAGACTATCATTTATTGATATGGTTTTTAGTATTGCTTCATGATCTCCTGTGGATCCAGTTCCACCAAAGATATCATTCTGACCAAAATGTCGTCTTAAATGGATAACATTATCGTATGGTAAAATATATGACTCTCCATTATCGAATAGGAACTTGATAAAGTAAGTATCAGAATTGTCCACGATGATTTCAACAGTTACCGGTCTAAGAGGATATATGCCTTTCAGTTCACCTGAATCCTTATCAAACTTCGGATAAACAAATGCATTATCATTCAGCAAAAGTAATGTGATCGTCTTGTAGATAAAGTCATATGGTGTCATTATTTCGTTTGGTTTATACTTCAAAAGAAAAGACAGCCTACCTTTTTTCTCGGTTACTGTCTTATCGTTTTCGGTTTTTATAAATCTTGGTTTGAGTTTAGCACATTGGCTAGCGACTCGATCAATACATATTTTTACCACATCACTCTTTGATATGTTCGTACCAAATGGTGTGTAAAATGTATTTAAATTACTAATTAACTGGAGTGCATCAAATGATCCAGTTTTCTTTTTCCGTTTAAATATGGCCATGTGCTCCTCCTATTTTTTTAATACCAAAAAAGGAACCATATTTATCATTTCTTTATAGCTCCTTAATAAGTTTTTAATTCAAGTCAAAATAAAATAATTCTTCAAATTTCTTTTCTAATATTATGCAGAATATTAATGCTAATTTCGCTGTGGGATTAAATTTTCCACTCTCAATTGCTCCTATGGTTTGCCTTGTTACACCTGACATTTTTGCTAAATCATCTTGTGTTAGGGATTTCTCTACTCGTGCAATTTTAAGATTATTCTTTAGTTCTAATGGAGTGTTATCATTAAATGATTTCATAATTACCCATCGTTAAATATGTTGCGACAAAAAATAACACAATAGAAATCACAATGAAAATAAGATTCAATTTTCTATTTCGACCATTTCTATAAAGTGAAAAAGACATAAATCCAGCTTGCCCCATCATAATCATTACTAAATCATAAGTAAAATCTAATCCTTTAATCATCCTTAAAACATATATTATTGCAAGTACTAAGTAAACTCCCCAAAAAGCCCAATGATATGAAACATCTTTTAAATGTTTTTCTCTCTCATCTAAATCTTGTTTTTCTTCATTAATCTTTTCTAATAATTTTTCTTTATCCATTTTTCTTACCTCCTGCATATAATATATCACAGTAAACAATTAAATGCAAACATAACTTTACATTTTGTAATGTTTTATTTGCAAATAGATGTTTTAATCAAGATTACTAGGTAAACAAATAGTCAGTTTTCTTTTGATTATGAAGTAATTGCTAGGTATTCCTATATCATATTTTCATAATCTGTCTTATACCTATTTAAAACTACATAAGCAATGATTAAAGCAACTGTTCCATCAATTCGTTTGTACTTCGAGTTTAGTTTCGATGGTTGAATGTTTCCATTTAAATCAACCTTAGCTTGAGTGTTTGCAAGACACCATTTAAGGATTGGATTATTGTTATAGTTTACTAAATTGTTTTTTAAATCAGCTTCTAAGATTTTCATAGGTTCTGATAATGAATATATCCCTTGTCTAACTTTCTCCATATTGAAACCTAAGTCTTCCATTTCTTTTATCCAGTACTGAGAATTCCAGGGGTCATACCCTACCCACAGAGGTCTAATTCCATAAGTTTGTATCATCTTCATAAACCACTGTGTTACTAAACTAAAGTCATTTTGATGTCCATCAGTTAATGTAACGTAACCTTTCTTAATCCAAATGTCATATGGTACATTATCTTCTTTGATTCTCTTTTCCACTACTTCACTAGGCATAAAGAAATGCGGAATAACATACTTCTTATTACTATCACGTTTTTGAATAACTAGAACTGCAGCTGTTAAGTCTGTTGTCGAAGATAAATCAACTCCACCAACTGCATAAGAATCTTTTAAATCATCGATTGAATATTTATCCTCATTATTTAAATCGTCAAAAGATAACCATGAACCAGAGTCAGCTTGTTTGATATTGAAGTCTTTACAAAGCATCGTCACCCTTGTGGAAAGGTCATACTTCGATTTATTCATAACATCCTCAAGATAATTGTTTAACTTTACTACTCCTATACTTGGATTCGACTTTTGCCATGTGGTTGGATCTTCGTAAATTTCTTTAGTTGAGTCTTGAGTATAAAGCCAGGGAAGTACTCTGTTATCTTGTATTTCACCTTTTAACATCTTTCTAGCATAATCTAATTTGCCATCTAAAAAACCACCAACGGTTGTCCCTTCAGTGGTTATGATAAATATAAGTGGTTCTTTCTTTGTTGATTGTGATTGTTTGATAGCATCATAGACTTTTGAGTCCGTCATTTCATGGACTTCATCAATACAACCAACTTCGATATTGTAGCCATCTTTGTTTCTTGATTGAGCAGATAACTTCTTAATCTTATTCTTAGTCTTCGGAGAATAGATGTGATAGATGTTTTTCTTACTTCTAGTTTCCTTTGATAAAGCCGGAGATTGTTCTCGCATGTTGTTGATCTCTTCAAAAAGAATGTTTGCTTGTTCTGTAGTGTTTGAAGCACATACAATATCCACGCCACCTCGTGATAGAAAAAACTCAGCTAAATCTATACCTGCAACAAATGTCGTCTTCCCATTCTTACGAGCAATGAGTAATATAACTTCGTTAAATCTACGTAGCCCTGAGTCTGACATCTTAAATCCGTATGCTGTTTGAAGGATTGCTTTCTCCCACAATTCAAGAATAAATGGCATACCATTGAATGGAGATTTTGTATGTTTGCAAAATGTTTCAATGAAATCAATTCTAAGTTGTCCTGGTTTTTCATCAAAATAATACAATGGATTATCTAGATCTTCTATCAGTAGATCTATTTCAGTTTTTAGTTCCTCACCTACGATGATATTTCCATTTTCAATTTCATTGTAATACTCGACTAAATAATTCATTCGTTTGCTCTCTTAAGAAATTCATCAAATGCATCATCTCCATCATCTACTTGTGTTCCAAGAATACTGTTCAGCGTTTTGATTACTGTTCCATATGAGTTCACTAATTTTGTGTAATACTTGGCTGCTTCAGTCTGACGTTGTGCGCCTTTGCTTGAAGTTTGAACAGCACCATATTTTCTTATTTGCTTTTGTAACTTATCAAGTTCCACTTTCATAAATGCAGCTTGATAAATTAAGTTATCTACTAATTCAGTCTTTGATTCATCAACCAAAGAAAAAAGCGACTTTAATCGCTCATATTCTATATTAATCATAACTTGAAAACCTCTTTTCCGATTTTCAAAAAATCTGCTTTGTGTTTCTTAATTGCCCCCTTACGCGGTACCCTTCGCATATAAAAATAGGCATTGGGGCGGGGGTTATAAAACATATTCTGTATAGTAATTTACTGATAAACCCTTTTTATTTGCGGCGTTTTGTTTTCTTAGCAAGTACAAAGGATGCCACGGTTCTCCTGCTTGCGTTTTACCGCCTAAATAATACCAATCTGATGAAGAGTGATTAACTCTTAAAGCATCAACATCTGTAAAGCAAGTGCTCTTAAGATATGGAAATCTATTTACATTATTGCCCCACATGGCGTGAAGTCTTACACTAGGATATTGTTTGATGATTTTCTCAATTTCAACAAGATTGCTATTATGTAAGGTGTTGTTAACTGATGAATGTAATCCTGCTGGGTTTGTCGATCTTTGTGGGTAAATGTTCAACATAATCCATCCAGTATATCCAAGTTTCACTGACATGGAAGCAACTTCTCTTAAAGTCGGATCTAATTTTGTAGGTGTTGCATAACTAGGATTAATACCGAATACGATAAATGGATTGTTACCAGTTACGTCTCCAAGAACAAATCTTTCTGCATTTGATGGTGAATTTATATATATCCAAGCCATTAAAAATTACCTCTTATTCTTTTAATAGACATCAGATATAAACTCAAGAAAGTATTGAGCTCCCCATTTTTGCACGTTGGCATGTCCACTAGGAGATTTTCTATTTATTTTTTCAAAATACTGCTCAAACTTATCACGATACTCATCTAATGTAATCTCTTTATTAATCAACTCATTAAGTGAAAACCCACGATTCTGGTTAATAGTATACATTACGTTTGATGCCATAATATCCGGTCTTGCTATGTTAGGATATTTCTTTTCCATCCATTCAACAAATCCTTGTTGATACTTTTTCTTATTCTCACGAGTAATATAAATGTTACTCATATTATAAACTCCCCTTTTTATAAACATTATAGCAAAAATGAAATATAAAAACGAGGTTTATCTTGAAATCAAATTACCATCTTCATCAAATTGTTGCTGTTTCGAGAAGCGCTTATGTTCTGCATTGTGACATTTCTTACACAACAATTCTAAATTCTCTTGATTCAAACTGATTTCAGGATTAGTTACATTAAGAACTGTAAGTCTTATCTTATGATGTACTTCTTCTCCTAAAGCACCACAACGTTCACATTTTCCATTAGCTTTTCGCATCTTGATTTCTCTTGCTACTTGCCATGGAACAGACTTATAGAATCGATGGATTTCCTTAGGCTTTCTCATATAGCTTTCTCAGTTCAGTGATCTTATCATCCACATGTTCCCATCGAACATCTAAATCTTCTCTACCAAAGTGTCCATACTTCGCTAACTCCTGGAACTTAACATTATCTAAGTTGAGTTCTTTTCTTATGCTTTCTGGTTTGAAATCAAATACATAATTCACAAGTGCTTGTATTTCTTCATCAGATGTTACACCAGTATCAAAGGTATTAACTAAAACACTCACTGGTTTAGCAACGCCAATTGCATAGCTCAAGTGTACCTCGCAGTGTGTGGCTAAACCTGCCCCTACAACGGCTTTTGCTACGTATCTGGCATAATAAGCCGCACTGCGATCAACCTTGCTCACGTCCTTGCCAGAAAAGGCTCCTCCGCCATGTCTAGCATAGCCACCATAAGTATCAACTATAATCTTTCTACCTGTTAATCCAGAATCAGCATAAGGACCACCAATCACAAATTCACTTGTAGGATTAATTAACACTTCTGCATCTATGATCGTATCGAAATCAAATACTTTAGTAAGAACTTCATTGATAATGATATCCTCATACAACTCTCGATTGACACCTTCTTTGGTTTGAGCCGATACTACTATAGTCTGTACTTTCTTTGGTCTACCATTTTCATAGCCCACAGACACCTGACATTTACCATCAGGTCCAAAGATATGTGAATATTTATCTTTACGAATAGTATCCATTTCTTTTGAGATATGATTCGCTAACATAATCGGCAATGGCATTAATTCTTGTGTTTCATTACAAGCATATCCAAACATAATCCCTTGATCACCAGCACCTTGTTCGTGTGATTCAGTTGAATTAACACCCAGTGCGATATCAGGTGACTGTTTGCTTATCTTTTCCATAACTACAAATTTCTCTTCATAGCCTATCTCTTTGAGTTTTTGTTTTGCTATATCAGCATAATCTACTTTCGCAGTTGTTGTTACTTCTCCAAAGACAAACACTAAATCATCTTTGATTGCTGTCTCAACTGCTACTCGAGCATTTTTATCTTGTTCTAAAATTGCATCTAGTATCGCATCACTAATTTGGTCACAGACCTTATCCGGATGTCCACTAAATACAGATTCACTTGTTATTACTTGCATTACTTCATCTCCTTTATCAACGAGTAAAAAAGGAGCTTATTCGCTCCTAAGTACTGATTTTGGTAAGTATGCAGTGTATCTTGCGTAATGATATCCTTCACTTTCAACAAGGATTCCAAAGTCATGTTCATTGCTTATTACAAAGATACAATGGAACACATCATCTTTATCGCAATACATCACATCAATGTTTTCTTTAATAAACTCATAATCATCAAGTGGATCGTGTATAAATGTTTCAAATAAATCCTCATCAATGATAATCTCTTTTTCAATAATGAATTCATCTTGTGGAAGAAGTTCATCTGGTGTTGCTTTTCTAATAAAGTTTACTTTCATTTTGATATCTCCCATGCTGTATAAACTGAACGGTATGAACAATCCCAAGTATCAAGTATCACTCCATCTATACAAGTTGTAATATGTCCAGCCATTTTCAAGATGTAAGTTCCCTTTGGATGAAACTCTGTAAAATCACTACCTTTGATTCTTGGTTCTCCTTTGATTGCTTTGAAAATCAGTCTAGGATAACCCTTCAAATAATCGTATAAGAACTCTGTATCCTTGTAACTTGAATAACCTAGTTCTCGTTTCTTCCGATTCAATTCCCTTCGGCACTCTAAGTAATCCGTGTCGGTAGCAGTTGCGATTGCTCTTACAACACAATCTGATGTCTTGATTCCTTTTGGATGTGCATTAAATTCCTTAAACATAAATAGCCTCCTTTGTTTTGGTTACTATATATATCACTCTAAACGGACTAAATAGCAAGTTATATTTTCACTATAGTGACTTATTCTCAAAGTAATCAAAATCGCTAAGCGGAGACCTTTTTCCATCTCTAATTAAATAGCAGTTCTCATTTGATTCTTTATGTTTAATGTAGCGTTTGACAATTACATCGATAAATTTTTCATCAAGTTCCATCAGATACGCTTTACGATCAAGCTGATCAGCTGCAATCATGGTTGAACCAGAACCACCGAATAAATCTAATATGGATTCGTGACGTCTTGAAGAATTACTTATTGCCTTTCCTACAAGTTCTAAAGGTTTCATGGTTGGATGTTCTTCATTCTTTCTAGGTTTGTTATATTCCCAAATGGTATCTTGAGATCGATCATCAACAAAGTAATGAGCTGCACCTTCTTTCCATCCGTATAAGATTGGCTCATGTCTCCAGTGATAATCTTGTCGTCCAAGTACCAATGCATTCTTAACCCAAATCAAACATTCAGCTAGTTTATACCCAGCCTTCTTGAATGCATTTCTAAAGTTGAGCCCTTCTGTATCTGCATGGCAACAATAGATCGCACCACCTGGTTTTGTGTGTTCAAACATATTCTGAAAAGCAGCCAATAAAAAAAGATAGAAGGTATCATCTTCCATCTTATCGTTCTTAATCTTACCTGCAGTTCCTTCATAATCAACATTGTATGGAGGATCGGTAAAAATCATGTCTACTACTTTTCCATCTAGTAATGATTTCACTTGTTCACTATCTGTTGAATCCCCACACATTAATCGATGAGGCCCTAGTTCATAAATATCTCCTAGTTGTGAGAAAGGCACCTCTGGGATTTCATCATCCACATCAAAATCATCATCAGCTGCATTATCTGGTAGCAACTCTTCCATTTCCTCAAAACCGAACTGAAGCATATCCATATCTAGGTTAGCTAGTTCATCCTCAAGCTTTGATAAATCCCAAGTAGCTAGTTCAGCTGTCTTGTTATCTGCTAAGCGAAATGCTTTGATTTGTTCGTCGTTTAGGTCATCTGCGATAATACATGGCACTTCTTCTAAACCAAGCGACACAGAGGCTTTTAATCGGGTATGTCCGGCTATAATGACGTTATCACTCGTAATGACAATGGGAACTTTGAAACCGAACTCTCTGATTGAATTAGCAACTGCTTTGATTGCCTCATCGTTGTTTCTTGGATTGTTTTCGTACTCTTGGAGTGTTGATACTGATTTCATCACTATATTCATTCGTCCAAACCTCCTCACCTTTTTCTAGGCGTTTCTCCATTAGTTCTATTTCTACTTTCTTTTCGTTGTATTCGATACCAAACTTCGTAATCAACAAATACTTTATTGCTTGAATATCAGGTAACGATTGCTTCTTGTATTTTGTGATCCGTTTCTTCGTACCTGTTTTTGTTTCCTCGATTACTGTTTGTGTCTCTTCATATTCAAAACCGATCGCTCGTTGATAGATAGCATCAACTAACTTCAGTTTTAGTTCTTCATCACCAAACTGAAACGCATCGTCTAGTCGTTTATGTGCTTTACGTAACTTGATGACTGTTTTTTCTGTGATACCCAAATACTCAGCGACTTGTTTTTGAGTTGCTCTTTTGGATACCATTTCCGATATTGCTTTTAATTTGTTCTCTAAATGTCCAGATTTCTCCCAACGCTCATACGTGTCAAGCATCTTTCCTTTCATAAAAAATCACTCCAACTGTATCAAAAAATTGTAATTATATACCAGTTGGAATACTACAAGTATCTCTGCAAAAACAAAAAAGAACCCATTTTACTGAATTCTTAATCGTTTCTAGGCTGGTTGTTAAGCCAGTATTCCATTTTGTTTTCACCTTTGCTCATTATAACAATAACACACCCTTGACAGTTTCACAACAGTTCAAAGAGGTTCAGAGTGGTTCAATTTACTCATCTACTTCAAAGATATCATAATCAGGCTCATCATCAGGCTCGTATGGATAATCTCCTGGATTTGATAACTCTAACACTTCTCCTCCTGTATGCCAGCAACTAATAGCGTCTAACGCCATATACTCAGCTTCTTCATATGAGTCAAACAACTCATCTAGTTCATCAGTTTCTCCATTTTGATAGTTAATTACCACTTTAAACTTTGGCATATAAATCTTCCCCTTTCACATCGTATTATTTTATTGAAATAATGTGTTACCTTTATTTTACATTACTTCTCTAGATTTTCAATAAACTTAGAGCATTTAAATGCCATCTTTTAACTGTTGATCTAGAAATATACATTTCATCAGCTATTTGATTCCACGTTAGCCAATCAATATATCGTAATATTAGTACACGTTCCTTTTCAGAATCCTTAAGTTGTTCTATTGTTTTTAGGATATCTGCTTTAATGGTTGGTAGATTGGCTTCCATATCTTTTATTTCCAATTCATAGTCAAGTGCTTTTAGTATCCACTTTTCGAATGGAGCTTTTAGATTCTTTCCACCATCTACTCGAATTTTATCAAATTGAATTCCTGGAACTTGATTAGCTAAACGAATATATTCATCCACTAAAGCTTGTTGTTTTTGAATTCTCACTTTTGTATTGTGATATCGACTTAGGTATTCTTTCACATCGTTCATAGTTCCTCCTTCAGTTTACTTAACACATTGATTTCGATTGATATGCCAGTTGGATCATCAGACCATAACTTCTCCACATGTTCAACTACCACTTGTGAATCATCATTCCAAAATCCAACTTCTGTCATACAATCTTTCAGCATCTTTTCCAAATTATCAGTATCTGGTCTAGTGACTCTCCATTCTTGATGTTTATGTCTCTTTCCTTTTGGGAATCTCCATATCACATCAAGCCTGATTGGACCTTGCATTGGTTGCTTTGGTTTAAATGGTTTCAAATGTTTGATAATCGTTCGTCTTGCTTTCTTTAATTTTTCAGGTTTATAGAAAACTGGCTTGTTGTTCACCAGTGTTACTTTGTTTTGTTGTGCAGTAATTGTTGGTGGATCTAGTAGTAGAAATATTTTCATGATTTCCTCCTTTTTCAGAATTTTTTAGAATTTTTAGATGAAGATAGGCGAGTGCTGACGTTGATGCATTTGTTTGGGATAGGGGTCACTAAATCCCCCTATCCTACAAACCATGCGTCAGCGGTAATGGAACATACCTATATATAAGCCCTTTATTCCACTTTTTTTCCACGGAAGGAAGATAGGGAAATTTAACCTATATTCCATGTTCCTTAAATTTATTGCGGAATTAGTCATTTTCCCTTTGTTCCACTTCGTTTTTTTTAGATGAAATTACACCATGATTATTGATATAATCTTCTTCAAATTCTTTTACACGTTTTCTTATGGTTCGATCAGTAACTTCTAAATATTCTGCTAGGACTGATACCAAACAAGTACCGTCATCATTCTTATTTATTTCAAATGCGGTATCGAATTCTTCCTTTCTTGATTCTGGAGTCTGATTCCGTTTACCACTTTTTTCTAGGTTTGCCTTTGGATCTCCATCTGCATAATTCTTAGCTAAGACACCAGTTTCATCGATTCTATGTATCGGATACTCAAACCAAAAGTTCACAGGCTTGAAGTTCTGAAATTCACGTAAACTACTCTCCAAACGCCATGCAGTTGAAGTCATTACATCAGCGTTTTGTGCCATGAATTCTTCTGTCGTTTCAAGTTGAATCATATCGAGCTGCGCATCTGGATCTCGTGCAAAAACACCCGAACCTGAAGCCCTATCCATTGCTCTTTTGAATCCTTGTGAGCCTTTTGAATGATGATGACTATATATTGCTGTACATCCTGTTTCATTGCATATCTTGTCAAACTGGTTACTAAACTTACCCATTTCTGAAGCATTGTTTTCATCTCCAGTAATTACCTTATAAATTGGATCAATAATAATGGCATCGAAGTCTTGATTTGCTACTTTTCTGATCAGTTTCGGAACTAGCTTATCAAGTGGCATTGCACGACCTCTAAGGTTCCAGATAACAACATCATGACTGTACTTTGGTTTTATCTTCATAGCCTTATATATTACTGCGAATCGATTAATTGCACTTGGTTCATCAATTTCCAAATTCACATACAATACCTTTGATTTTTTACATTGAAATCCAAGCCATTTGATTCCTTCAGCAAGAGCGATTGCGAGTTCCATCAATAAAAAACTCTTCCCTGCTTTAGATGAACCAGATATAAGCATTTTATGTCCAACACGTACGACTCCTTCTATAAGTTCATCAGGTAACTTAGGTTGATTTGCAAGTGCTTCATCTAAGTATCTTAGACTAGGCATTTCATCATTGACACCTTCAGCAAAATCCATCCATTCGTTCCAGTTTCTTCTTCCAATGTTCGTATCTACTAATGTTTGAATAACGCCGTTTCTAGTTACTCCGGGCAGCCGTGATAACCTTGATGGATTACGATTTGCCGTATCTACTTTGAAGTCATGTTTAGCTAAAAAGTCATACAAGTACTCGACTCGTTTGCGATATTCTTGGTAATTTGGCGCATCTACCTTAACGATTGCGTGTAAGCTCTTTGAACCACTGTGCACTAAACATGATATAGGTAATTCTAATCTTCTATATAGAGCATCCTGATCCGGAATAGGCATGTCATCTGATTCAATTAATGCATAGGTAAATCTAGTAATGTTTTCATTCTTAACACCACTTCCATCAACTGGGTTAAATCTTATCCATGCACCACATTCATCTTTCCAGTCACCAATGACTGCACCGATATCATCAGGATACTTTTTGAGCTCATTGATTAATTCTTTAGCAGTTCTATCATAGTATCCTTTTCCTGGTTTCCATTTTCCTTCACTATCTTGCCATACATCATTTGTTACATAGGCAACCTTCTCATCATCTTTGAATAGTGTTTCAAGATATTTAATTAGGTGCTCAGAGGGTGTGAGGTCTGTTGTAGGATCATAGATTAAACCGTCACCATCATATTCAATCGTATCGTCCCAGTCCATGAATCCACCACGAGGTTCCCAACCTGTATCTTTTGCCATCTTGATAATTGTTCCACCTGATATGGGAATAGAGGAACCTTTGAAAGTTCCCCATTTCCTATCGCACTCACCGTCTTTATAACGGCTGTCATTCTTGCTCCAGTCATCCCATACTGAACAGTCATATCCTTCGGCTTTTAGTGCCATACCTATTTGAATCCATTCTTCGTATGTTGTTTTTGATGCATCTATTTGTTTTAAAGCTTCTAATATACTGTCCATTGATGTCCTCCTATGGTCTATATGTTGCAGCATTGATTGTTCTAGGTAATGTCCAACGATTATCTGCAATTCGTGTTATCATTTTGCTTGCTGCTTCAAATGCCCACATACCGACATGTAAGAATCCGTATCGTTCTAAGAAGCGTATTTGTTTCGGTGTTGCTAATCCTTCAATTTGTCTATTTTTCAGTTTTTCAATGAGCATGCTTGCCATACCACAACTTGTAACTGCATCAGGGAAGATTCCATGTTTTTCTAAGTAGTTAAGTTGTCTTTCAGTCGCAGGTCCCATTTCCCAAACAAAGGTAGGTTCATAACTAGCCAAGTCTTCTGCTGATATAGAAAATGCATATTGGATAGGATCCACAAGTTTTGATTTTCGTTTACGCATCGCTGCAAGTTCTCGTGCTAACGCATCTTCACGCTCTTGAATGGCATCACGTTCTGCTTCGACTTCAGCTTCCAGTAAATCAATACCACTTTCTTGATCCATCATTTTCTGATCAATGCGTTTTGCTAATTCTTCATCTTTTGATACTAGTGCGGAAGGTCTACATAAATCATGGCGTTCCGTCATCCATAAAAAATCAAGTAACAATAACTCTTTCTTTCCTGGATGTAGTCTCATACCACGTCCGACCATTTGTTGATATAAACTTCTGATTTTCGTTGGTCGTAATACAACAATGGTATCTACTGAAGGACAATCCCAACCTTCCGTTAACAACATAGAGTTACATAAAACATCATATTCTCCAACTTCAAAGTCAGCTAAGATTTCATCTCTGTCTTTACTGTTTCCGTTTACTTCAGCTGCTCGTATTCCATGTAAGTTAAGTAGTTCGCAAAACTTCTGTGATGTCTTTACTAATGGTAAGAACACAACTGTCTTTCTACCTTTACAGTAGTTGAGCATTTCAAGTGCAATTTGATTTAAATATGGTTCTAGTGCTGAGCCAACTTCACCTACTGCATAGTCGCCATTGGATACACCAACACTATGGATATCTAATTCAAGCGGAATCATCTGTGCTCTTACAGGTGCTAGGTATCCTTCTTTGATTGCTTGATGTAATGAATACTCATAGGCTTTTGAATCGAAATATTTTCCTAGATTCTTTTGATCTGAACGATCTGGTGTGGCAGTTACTCCTAATACATTCGCACCTTCAAAATGACTTAGTATTCGCTGATATGTAGTACTCATGGAATGGTGTGCTTCATCAACTACGATTGTCTTAAAGTAATTACTAGGAAAGTTAGTAAGTCGTTTATGTTGTGATAATGTTTGAACGGATGCTACTGTAACTTGTTCTGATGAGCCAATGGCAGAGGACTCAGCCTTTTCTAAAGCCGAATCCAATCCACTGGTTTCTAATAATTTTTCTGAAGCTTGATCGAGCAATTCTCCACGATGGGCAAGGATAAGTGCTTTACTTCCATCCTTCGTCTCTTCCTCCACTACTTTTGAAAATACGATTGTTTTCCCTGTTCCAGTAGGAAGTACTAATAATGTTTTTTGATGTCCCTGAATCCATTCATTTCTAATTGCCTCAACTGCTTCATTTTGATAAGGTCTTAGTTCCATAACCATTACCTCCTAGAAAGGAAGATCGTCTGGAATGAAGAACTCTTCGTTGTAGTCTATAAAGCGATCGATGTCATTTGTTGTTTTTTCATCACCATAGGAATTGATGTATTTACGAGGTTTGAAATGTGCACGTCCTTTGGAACCAACAACTTTATTCCAATCCATCGTTAATTTCTCACCATGTTTTTTCTGTCCGATACATCTAAAGAATGATGATATACGCCACTCGATTGTGCGATATAGCAACAAATCAAATTTCACAATAGCTCGTCCTTCTTCTGATTCTACTTGTACGGTAATTGTTGCTTTGTTACAAGCAGGAATCTTTGGTCCTCCAGGAAATCTACCTCGTTCAAAATGAGTTACTGTAAAGTTGTAATCACCTTCTGGTAATATGACTAACTCCTGTCCGTCTTCTTCGATGGAATCATTCCAATCCATCAACATGTTTTTATTTTCTTCCATGATTATTGTTCTCCTTTTTCATTTTTTATAGTTTCTACAATCTTCTTCCAATTCGGGATAATCCAACGTGTAATGAAATCGTCTGAATAATCACTGATTGGTGTTTCTACTTCATAGTGACCTTTTGCGGCTACTACTTTTTGTAACTCTTCTTCGGTAATGCCGTCTTGTTCTAGTTTCTTCTTAAGTTCCTCAACAAATGCTAGAGTTGTAATATCTTTGGGATCAGGAAATGGTACTTCGGGTTTTGTGAAATCTTGTTCTGTAAATAAGTGTTCAATTTCTGAGAAGCTAAGATTTAATTCATCTGGTAATTCATCGCGATTTTTTGCATCCCAGCAAGGATTATGAGTAGTGTACATTACTCGCTTTCCACCTTGAGCTTTTCTGGTATTGTTTTCAGTAGTTACTACAAATGTTTTGTAATTACCAAATAGCAATAAATCTGACCATTCCTTAATCAAAGGAGCTACTTGTCTTGTTAGTTTCATTTCGTATCTGTCATATTGTCCTTGTTCTTCTGGTAATTCAAATTTTCTAGTTTTTGAATGTGCGGTCAATACAACATGTTTTCCACTATCTATTACTTTGTCCAGTTCTTTGAATAGTTCAATAAATCTATCAGCAACATATGTGTACCCTTTTCCGTATGAGATCTGTTCAATACTAGTTACTCGATGTTTTTCACACACATTACTAATCGCTAACATTTCAGCCCAATCTACTGTATCTATTACCAGTGTTTTACAGATATCTTCCGAAGCAATCGCTTTTACAATTCCGATCAGTTCATCCCACGAATCTGGTTTATCCACTCTGGCAACATCTAAATTGTATGAACCATTTTCTGTGTCAATAAATAGTGGGTCTGGGAATTTACTTGCTAGTGTTGTTTTCCCAACTCCTTCACCTGCATATATCACTACTTTTTTTGGTCTTACTATTTTTCCTTTGTTAATTTTAAGCATCTTTTTTCCTCCTATTATTTGCTTGTATTTTCATATCTACCCATCGACAATTTTCAGGATAATATCCTTTACTATTATCAATTCGGTCAATTGTACATTTTCCATATGGTGCAGATAAATCATATCCATTGTTCAAAGCCCATTCCTTGAAAGTTGAGAAATCATTCCAATGTTCACATACTTTAATTCCTCTTCCACCATAGTCGTGATAATATTTATCATTTGAGTTACTACATCTTTGGTGCATTGACTTCCAAACATTGTATAGTTTTGTGCCTGAACCACCATGTTTTAATAATTGTGCACCTCTAGCTTTTCCTGCTTTTCTCTGATGGTTTTTGTCAGTTTTCAGCCATTCACTCTTTAAACAACCACATGACCTTGTTGATTTCTTAATTAGGTCTCCTGAGAAAACTTTCGTAGTATTCCCACAGTTGCATCTACACAACCAAAGTGCGTGTCCGCTTTTAGATCCTGCTCTTTCAATGACAGTTAATCTGCCAAATTCCTGGCCAGTTAAATCTCTTAATAAACCCATTAGTCTTTACTTTCAATTGTTGTTACCTCTTCACGAGGATCTGTGTTTGGTACTAGAATCATTGAACCTGTTTGCATTGTGATGTATGGTCCGATAATGCTAGTGACTTTATCTTTACCTATGCGTTTGGTCAGTTCAGTAATACCTGCAACTTTCTTTGCTGTGTATGGATCAATTCCTGCTTCCTCACAAGCCTTAATCAATCCAGGCTCATCTGTAATCTTTCTTGAAACTCGAGCGTGAACTAATTTATAATCTGGCCACTTGTATCCACGTTTCGCTTTCTTTAATGCGTAAGATTTGATGTCTTCGGCAAACTGGATCATTTCATCAAGTTTTGGAAGTAACTTTTCAATGTCTTTATCTGTAAGTACTGTCATCGGCTTTTTGGAATTATTGAATGTTTCCATCATGGCATTTTCTCTAACTGCACATGTTTCTCTACCTGAACAATAACGACAATGTTTACCAGGATTTCCATGTGGCGTCTCTACTCTTGTACTCAATACCGCTGGAATTAATACTTCTGATTCAAACTTCAATAACTCATCAATATGCATATCGTAATCATTCGTGTTGTTGATGACAGGTTGGTAAATTACAAGTCTTATGTTTTTCACCGGATATAAATCCTTGTACGCCTTGTAAAAGTAAAGAGCATAAATGGCAAGTTGTGTGTTGAATGTTCCAGTTTCGTGGTCAAATGCATAAACTGGTGATCGTCCTGTCTTTAAATCAATAACTGTGAGTGTTCCACCATCTACTCCGGAGATAATGCCACAGTCTAGCGTACCCCTTGCATCTTCATCAAAATCCATATCCAGCAATTGTTCGATAACGACAAATGGTTCTGTTTTAGAACGTTTCTTTTCATATTCTATGGTGTTAATAATGTAGTCTGCATATCCATCCGCAACGTTTTGCATCTCGTCTGAATACATATCAAGTTCCTTGATGAGGTCGTCGATTGGTTTCTCTTCACTGTCATAATCAACTAGACCCAATGACTTACTAACAAGTGCTGCACCTAACTCATGGCATTGCGTACCGAACTCTGCTTGTGGACTTGTTTCTTGGTTTGTACCATCATAAAATATTGTGCTTAATGGACAATTTAACCAGATACTGCTTTTACTCGGACTATACTTTCTACTGTGAACTGTTGGACTTCTTGACATTTTTTTCACCTACCTCTTCATAAATTTCAATGCCTGTTACCGAATCACTTGGTGCAATGATCAAGACTCGTTTTTTCTTACCAAATAATTTATTGAATAGTTTCTTTGGAAGTGTCTCATCCATTGTCTCGATGATGTTGGTATTCCTACTTATTTTGTCCGCTAAGTTAATGCGAACCCTATGCTTTTTGTCTTGCATATTTTCCTCTTTTCTAGAAGTGCTTTTTTGCCTTCTAAATCTTAGTCCGCATTTTTATCTCAAAAGTTCGGGTTGGTTTGAAAAATGTTCAATTATTTTTTTATTTAGTGTTTTCACACGTTCTGATACTGTGCTTTTTGATATACCTAATATCGAGCAAACATCTGATTGTTTTAGTTCTTGAATATAGATAAGGTCAAACATCTCTTGCATGGTAGATGGTAATGTAGCTACAAACTCTTTGATGATCTCGAGCTTTTCATAATTATCATCAGAGTTGATTTGCTCTGAGTAAATAGATGCTTTATATAACAGACTGCTTTTATCGTCTTGTGAGTTTTCATCATCATTAAATGCATCGAGATTCATGATTCTTGGTGGTTTGTCATATGGATTAACTTCTTCAGGATGTTCCATAGCCCACTTCTTTTTATTAGCTATGCGTGCTTGTCGCTCTATGTTGCTTTCACAGTTGATATATTTAAGGTTCGCTCTTACTTCAGCATCATCTTGTCTATGAAGTTCTGTAATTGTGATTTCAGTGATAGACTCATCAACTTGTATGGTTCTACCACCGGATGCATAAATCGTTGTTGATCTTCCTGGTTCAAGGATGACCTTATCTCCATTAGCAAAAACATAGGTGTATGTCATTCTTTTCGAGATTGGTGTTTTACGTAATTTCATAAAAAATACCTCCAAATCAGATTTTTATTCTGAAATGGAGGCACTATTCTCGTTTATTTAGGCGGTTCAGTGGCGTAGTAAAGAGAACGGATTTGTACATCCATTTCAATTTACAGGCCACTCTTCACATTAGAATGAACTGTATTATTTTATTGTTTTGCACTTCAATGTGACCAACTTGATCAGAGTTGTGAAGTACTGGCTAGCAAATATACATGTTTAAATTTGATATCGCGAACTTATTATTCGGCTTAGATTGTGTTTTGTTTGCGATAAATGGTATAATTAATTAAAAACGATAGAAAATCTTTTGCTAAACAATTATCCGACTTCATTCTATCAAATGACACGATTTGAACTTGTCCGAAACAGGACTTGTAAGTTTGGTCCTGATTCATGCTAGGAGGTCTTCTATGAAATTATTTGAATTTATCAATATCATTAGCGGTTATTTTTCAACACAAATTCCACCTGACTCCAAAACTAAAAGAGTAAAGGATTCCTTAAGATACCAAACTGTTCTGAGTTGGTTCACAGATTCAGACGCTGATGAGATTGAACAAGTAAATCGGGTTCTTATGAAATCTGATAATTTTTGTAATAAGTTATTAAATGGAAATAGTGAAAAAGATATGCCAATTACTGATGCTAATTACTTAAAAGGAAAAGTCACTTCCGATAATTTCTTTGAGGTTTTTGAAAATGCTAACTTATCTGATGAATCTATCGAGAAACTAATTAAAGATTTCCAAGATAAAGGACACACTATAACTGATACAAATATAATTGATGACATCACAAATGCGCTGATTGATATTCTTAATGAGCGTTCAAACACTAATAAAAAAGGATCAATAAAAAATGCCGTTTTCATTGGAAACGACAAATTGAAAGTTGGTAAAAAAACAATAGCACTTCCTGCACCATTGCAGGTTCCAAATCTTCCTTCAAAAAAGGAAAACAAATATATAAATGCGTTATTTGAAGTGTACTCTCAAAAAACAAGTAAACCTATAGCTGCTTTGAGTGACTTAGACACTGAACCGATATACAAAACTAATCTTCAGTTGCATCGCGAGTTCTATTACTCAGCAGAGAGCGTATTACATCAAATTCGTGATTTCTTTTCTGATTCAATTCAAGAATTTAATAACATGAAACAAGAAGTCTACGATGCTATTAAGTATAACATTTCACTTGCTCACAAAGATGGATTCGAGAAACTAAACTCTACAATGGACATTGTAATAAAAGTAACATTCAGTAAATCGTTTTTCGCTAAATCAGGCAACGGTTTCATTGGTCCAAGTGAAAAAAGTGGAATGGTTCACATGCTTGTAAATGATGGAAAGGTTATATGGGTGTAAACTATGAATGAAATTGTTTTTAATACTCCATTTGAAATTTCCATGAGAGTACTACTTCTACTAGATACGTTTAAAACCGATTTAGATGAGGAGAAAATACTTTATATTGACTTTTTTACAATCTATGAGAAAAATTACGATTTTGGAGAAGAGAATATTAATGGTGATAGTAAATTTATGATTAATGAGTTAACAGCTCAGAGAAAACTAATTAATACTTCAATTAAAGATTTGGTTCTAACAGGATTGGTTAAGGTTAAAAATACAAAACAAGGTTTTCTATATAGTATTAGTGATAGGGGATCTAAGCATTGTAAAGAAATGAGTACCGATTATGCAAAAAGGTATAAGGAGACAGCACTAAAAGTTAAAAAAACTGTTTCAAACATGTCTATCAAAGAAATCAAAAGATTTGCACGTATGAAGGAGGAGTCCAATAATGTCATATATCAAACTTGAAAAATTAGTAGTCAGTGGTAGTAACGTAAAAACTTCAACAATTGAATTCGGAAAAAAGCTAACTATCATAGCTGGTCCTTCTGACACTGGAAAAAGTTACATCTATAAGTGCATAGATTATGTTTTAGGTGCAAAAAATGACGATAAGCATAGACCACTCGACATACAAGAAGGATACGACACTATTGATTTGTTCATCTCAACCGATCAAGGTAATATCAAATTAACTAGAAAGCTAAACTCTGAAGTTACAGTTGTTGAATCTGAAAATGAAAATATAGAATCTGGTGAGTATGTTCTCAAAGAGAAAAAAGCAAATACTAAAACTACAAACAGTCTAATGTTAAAGATTATCAATATCCCTGATAATATAAAATTACCTAAAAACAAAAAGGGTGATTCATCATTTTTCACATGGAGAACCATCAAACACGCTTTTATGATTGATGAGCAAGAGGCTGATAAATCTGAATCTGTACTAACTTCACCATTCGGCCAAACTCTATTTTTTGCCGCTTTAATATACTTGATCAGTGAAGATGAACTATCTGAATACAAAAGTGATGAAGAATCAGAAACAATTAGAAAAGCAAAAAGAAACGCTGTCATTGGGTATATAAAGAAACAAAGAGAATTATTAGAAGAGAAAAAAAGCAAGTTTGAAGATTTGGTTCAGAATCATACAAATGAAAAATCACTTGATGAACAAATCCAAGACCTAAACAATCAGCTCGAAGCTATAAATCAAGCAATCGATAATTCCACTTTAAGAAACAAAGAAATATCAACAGCTATGATTCCAGTTCAAAGTCGATTATCTAGGAACAAAGCTACAATAAGTAGATATGATGAACTTAAAAGCCAATATAACACCGATATAGAACGATTAACTTTTATCGTTGAAAATGAACTACTCGTAACAAACGCAACCCCAAATACAAAGTGTCCTTTTTGTGAAAACAATATCGAACCACACGATCATTCCTCGTATATAGAGGCATCACAAGCAGAACTAGTGAAACTTGTTACAAATTTAAATGATTTAGAGAATACAAAAATTGAAATTAAAAATCAAGTAGATGATGATGAAAGTCTTGTTAAAGATTATAAAGAGCAATTAGATGAAATAAGAAAGACACTTAAGGAAGAACTTATACCTCAAAGAAATCAAATCTCCCATCTGCTTAGAAACTACAAAGAGAGGATTCAAATTGAAGGTGCTCTTGCACAGTTTAAAGATTTTGATTTAGGATTTGAAGAAGATATAAAAGAATATGAGAAAACAACCGAATCAAAATATACTCCTTTTGATGGAAAAAAATTACTTTATAACCTAATCCATAAAGGCGTTGAAAAGAATGCTAAATCAATTCTAAAGACCATTGGATATACACCTTTAGACTCAGTTATATTTGATGAGAAAAGTCTCGATTTAATAGTTAATGGGAAAATGAAAAACACACATGGAAAAGGATACATGGCATTCTTTAATTCAACTTTACTATTATCACTTATGAATTTTATTACAGAATTCTCAAACAAAAATCCTGGACTCTACATATTTGATTCTCCTTTAAAAGGTTTAACTCTATCTGAAGAAATAATCAATGACCATAATATTAGAGAAGGTTATTTTAAATACCTTGTAGAGCTTAAAACAACAAATCAAATAATCGTAATGGAGAATACAGATAATAGTGAACTTCCAAAACTTAGTTCAGATAAAAATACCAAGATTTATGAATTTACTCAAACAGAAGGAAAAGGTAGATACGGTTTTCTTGAAAGTGTAAAAAGAAAGTAGGTAAAAGTATGGTTAGTTATAATAAATTATGGAAATTACTAATCGATAAGAACCTAAACAAAAAAGAGCTCATTAAGATCTCTGGAGTAAGTTCTTCTTCCATAGCAAAAATGACAAAAGGTCAGAATGTTACAACGGATGTCTTGTGTAAAATCTGCAAAGCATTAAAGTGCGATTTTAAGGACATTATGGAATATATAGACAAATAAAAAAAGCGACTCAACTCAATTAAGAGCTGGGTCGCTATTCATTTGAAAAATCATTATTTCTAAAATGTATTATATAAATCTTTATTTAAGCTTATCGCTTTTACATTTTTACATTTAGGATAATTACTACAACCATAAAATGGTCCATAGTTATATGTACCTTGCTTAAAAACCATACCACTTCCGCATATTATACATTTCTCATTATATTGATTTTTTTCGTCATTAAAGTCTTTAACTCGTTTTGCATAATTATCTTCATCACAAAAATCTCTAAACTCGCTTTCGGACATCCAACAATCAATTATACCCACATATATTTGCAGTGAGCCACTACAATAATCTGATTCTCTTAAATACTTTCTTTGGGCTTTAGTGTTTGGTGACCATGAATACTCATAATCAGAAAACTTTATTGTAAAACCACTTCCACTTCTTTTATAAGGAAATCTAGTATAGTTAGTCATAATTACTCCCATACACCTTCAAAAGCACCTATCTAGGGTATACTTCTTCTAGTGCCTTTCCATCTTTAGTCTTCCAAACTTTCCAACCACTATTACTTCCAAGAGAAACAATATCTGCCGCAGTACTTGGTGAGTTAAACCCATAGTCCTTAACAAAAGTTAGTGTTCCGTTTTTATCCTCAATGATTCCTTCATCGATTAATTTGTCTCTAAACTTTAATTCATTAGAAGCACGTTTGTGTTTTGTCGGTTCTGATCGTGCAATTGATCCTTTAAGTACAATAAATTTCTCATCAACATACACACCTTGCGCATCCCATAAGTCGTCTTTACTTTTGAAATAAAAATATGCTTCTTCTATTAATTGCTCTTTTTCAATCTCAGGTACAAATACATTGAAACCCAATGCCTTTACTAGTGTCTTAATGGTCTCAAAGTAAACTAAACACTCATTCATCTTTGATTCAGGAATAGATGTGTATTTCCCACCATTGCCATTTTCAACTTTGAAGCGGTCTGTCTCTAATGCTTTTTGAATCATCAATTGCTCTAAATATGTTAAATGAGCCTTATCAAAAGTCCCACTAAGGTTCTGAATTGTATAGACTCCATCCCAAAAGTCTTTTTTCTTTTTGTGATCCTGTAGTCTCGTATAAATGTTTTCTGATTCACCAATATAGACCATTTTGTCCCCTGCTGAATCAACACCAACTAAAATATAGCAACCAATATTATCAAGATCAACTTTCCTATTCTCGATTTCTGATTTTGCAACATATACAATCCTTATTGCTTCAGTTGTAATTCTTGCTTGGCTAACTTTACTTGCATCCCCTGTAGGTAAATAAATCTCTATCGTTTTAGCTAATATCATAGTTCACACCACCTTATCCTTTTACACTACGAAAATCTGTTCCAATGGATAAATGTTCTATATAACTTGGAATTGAAACAGGATAAACATCTATGTCATCTTTTGTTTTAATAAATTCAGAATATTCTAATGTATCAGGATGTATCGAAGGTGCTAGCATTATACTAAAGCTTTGACTACCTTCCTTAATATATGCTCTTAAATGTCTAGCAATTGCAGGCATTTCCCTAATATTTTGCTGTGTACCAGTTAGTAAAGTTACTTCATATAAAACATTCCCATATTCGTCTTCACAGACGATATCAGGCTCGCCACCTTGTGCAAATGATGTAGGCAATCCCTCATCATCTATATTATAATTAGGTTTAACATATACATCTGGATAATACTTCTTAATTGATAAAGCTGTTAAAAACTCTAATCTGATAGGTCCATCAATGTACTTGAAAACATCATGTCTTGAAGTAGCATTTCTGGAAGCTACAATAGAAAGTTCTTGTAGTAGTATTTCTTTATCAATCTCATCAACCCACTTATTAAATAATGCCTCTTTTTGATCTACATCAACTACATGCACTGATTCCAACGATACAAGGTTAACATCAATATTTCTCATGTAGTTAAAATATTCAAGTTCGTTATTAAAAATCACATTTTCAGAATAGTTCTCTAAAATGTAGTTAATCTTGTTTATTTCAGAATTATTATAATCGACAAATCTACCATAACCTCTAATTGAAATAAGACCAGTTAATCTCATCTTTCTAATAAACTCATCAGGTAGTTCTTTCAATATATTACTCATTTTAAACCGTTTCTCATCTTCTTGATTTATACCAAGAACATCCTTACATATTGAATAGATTATTTCCTCAGAAGGAGTGAATCCATAGGTATCACGAATTTCAATTATTTTATTTGTTAATTCTTCTGCATTGTTATCTTTCCAAACTATAAGTAGCGGAATTTCTTTTATTGATATTCCTGCCACTTCGGCACCATAATGGCTACGAAGATTTTTTATAATTTCTAATAATAATATTAGCGGTTTATTACTATTCAAAATTCTTCTAAATGGATTGATTCTATTATACTTAGCAAATGCATTTAGAAAAACTTGCTGTTCCAAATGTCTTTTGTCAATTTCATCTGACACGCTTAAGTTTAGCCCTGCCTCTGATACCTGTATAGGTTCGTTCATATTATAATAAATGAATCCAAGTTCCTTCAAAAATTTGTACCAAGTATCAAACCTCGAAGGCCACCCTTTATCAAAACCAGCTTCTTTATGATTTTGTGGACTGTTGTTTATGATCTCCATAACTTGAGCATTACTAAACTGTAAGTCCTCATCGTTATAAATATACTTGAGATTTTGTTTTCTTTTTACATACATGGGACAGTATAGTTTTTGTTTAATTAAATCTTTAACTACTTTCATCACTAAATCATTATTTAATACCTGCCCATTATAAGAGCTTATAATTCTCATAAAATCCTTTATTCTTTCTGGATTACGCAATGTAGTTGTAAATAATAAAGGTTTATATTCTGGATCCCTTCTAGCCATAATTTTTCACCAATACCTCTCTTGATTTATCTTTAATTGAATTGTCATGGTAACTTATATAATTACTTTCAATTGAAACCATATTATATTTATTCGCCCATTCAATAAAAATATTATTTTCTTTTCCCTTATGATGTGTCATGTTTGAAATTGCCCACTTCACACCTTGTTCGTTTAATTTATCTAGTAAAAACAATAATTGCTTTTCTTGCACTTCAGTCCAATACTTATTATATTCACTATTTGAGATTAAATAGGGTGGATCTAAGTATATAAAGTCATTTTCATCAAACTCTTGTTTAAGTAAAAATCTATAATAATCGTCATTATTTAATCTAATTTTTGCATTATTTACAAATCCGAAATAGTTTTCCAACGCCTTAACAACATTTTTATTAAAATCAACATTACCTACTGGCAAGTTAAACATTCCTTCTTTATTAAATCTCAGCATTCGATTAAAACCATAGATTAATAATAAATACAACTTATATAGTTGCTTTTGATTATGATTAAAATCATCCCTCAAACTAATGTAAGAGTTCTTATTAAACTTTGAGTAATATGTTTTCTTGTATTCTTTCTTTAGGTTCTTAGGTACTATGTCCTGTCTATAAGAAGCCGAAAGATTATATTTATCTTCAATTTCCTTTATTTTGCAAAAAAACATATCTTGTTTATCTGAAGAATTAATAAGCAACTTGTGTAACGATATAATATATTTATCTAAATCATTAAGAATATAATTTTTGGCATTCACATTGATAAACGAACTACCTCCACCAAGAAATGGTTCATAGTAATTATTGATTTCTGTAGGAAAGTGCTTCTTAATCTGTGGAAATATTTTATACTTATCACCTACATAAAAGAATGGTGATCTAATCATTTTGTTCACCTACTTTTGTGATAAATAAATACTCCTTATGGTTATCGAAATCCGTTTTCCCTGTGTTAAAAGCCCTATGTTTTTTACTATATACTTTTGTAACTCCCTTTCTACTGAGAACATCTTTAATTTGATCGAATGTCATTTTATTTTTTGATGAATTACTTTTAGAGTTGTAGGTATTATTATATGAGACAAGTATTGTCCTTGCATCAATATTTTCTATAAGGTCTGCAAAAATCAACGGAGCATTCACCTTACAATACTCACTATTCTCTGAATCGATAGGCTTAGGTTTGAGAGCAACACCAAATAACTCCGGTTTTTCCCATTTAACTATATTCTCAATCACATGATAAAATCTGCTATATTGTCTTGATGAATATGGTGGGTCAATATACACAATATCTGCTTTGATTTTCCTAACAAGTTCATTTGAATCTTCTCTAAATATCTTAATAGTTTTTTCATCAGCAACATAAATCGGTTTAATTTGTTCTAATTTAAAGCTTCTTTTTATTCCTTTTCTCTTAAAGTATGCGTCATAGTGACCAACAGTATTTGCGCTTCTATCAAAAGAATATATCAGAGACGCTAACAAAATTGAGTATTCCTTTTTATTCAAGTTAGTTTTTGCTCTTTCTATTCTTTCTCTAATCTCACCAATAAGTTTTGCATCCTTATAAGCAAAGTATTTATCTCCAAAGTTATCTGAGACATAATTGTCTGAGACTTCATCTGGATCAATCTTCTTAAATTCACTAATGTATTTATGAATCTTATTTGAATCATACTTTTCTGTTGAAAAAAAAGCATGGTAAATTGTTTCGTTAGAAATCAAAAAATCATTTATTATTATTTCGTCATAGTGTTCTAGCATTTCTTCTGCAATAATTCCTGTTCCAGCAAATAGATCACAGAAAGATTTACCTACACCATTATGTTCAAGTACAGTCTCTTTAATCCAGTCTTTTAACTTGCTTTTACTACCAGTATACCTTCTATTACTCAATCTAAACAT